TACGAGCAGGTTCAGAAGGAACTCGGTCTTACTGCAATGGCTCAGTATTATGACCTCGACTCTCCTGCTATTCCTCGCGGAACAGAAGGCGTGACCCTTGCAACTGGCAAGATTCCACGCATGAAGGATGTGGAATACTTCAACGAGGACAAGGTTCGCAAGCAGCTCCTTATCGATAAGCTCCAGACTCCAGATAGAGCACTCGCTTCTGCAAAGGACAAGCTCTTTGTGACCATCAGTGACCTTATCGGTGGCCACACCAACTCCCTCACTTATCAGAGGCATCAGATGGTGTCAGCCGGAAAACTCACCATTAACGACAAGAACAACCCGAAGGGTATTCAGGGAGTGACATTCTCTGCAAATATCCCTGCGTCTAACAAAACTACACTTGCAACGACAAAGAGATGGTGGACTGCTGCCGACTATTCTACCGAGGGTGCCAATGCGGATCCTATACAGGATATGATCGACATGGTGCAGAAGGCTTCTGACAAGGGAGTGACATCAGGACACTTTGAGATCCAGAAGGCGTATCTCGGTCGTATTCTTCGCCACAGCAAGGTGCTTGCTGCAATCGGTGCAGACCTTAATCCAGCCGCAGATGCTGCGGGCCAGCTTCGCTCTGCAAATTATGCTAAGAGAAGTAAAAAGATTGAGATTCTCCAGGACATCATCGGTGCACCTATCAAGGAGATCGATTCTCTCGTAGCAGTTGAGAAGTGGAACAAGACCGCCAAGAAGTTGGAGAAGACAAACATCAATGCTTTCGAGGCGGATGTGGTTGTCTTCGTTCCAGACGGACAGCTTGGAGAGGTTCTCACTGTAATGCCTATCGCATTCCAGAACCCGGCAGCGCAGTATGCGACATTCTATGATGGCCGTCTGCAGCTCATTGTGGAGGCTGACGCAACCAAGAAGTGCCAGGGCTTCTACACAGAGATGACATCGCTCGTGGTTCCTAATGTTCCGCAGTACATGTTCTATCTCTATCCGAACCCAACAGCATAATGATTAACCGATAATGAGCAAAGGATATGGCAGCATACACCATAGAGACTTGGCTAAGGGGAAAGGTTGATTTCGACATCCCCGATGCTACAATCATGGCAATCCTCTTCGATAACGAGGTGTCGCAAGGCGAGCCAGCGAGCAGTACTTCGGAAAAGCAGAGGGACTTGTGTCTTGCCGACCTCTTGATGTGGCTGTCATCATCCTCAATCTCTTCATCGGGAGAAATGATATCTGACAACGGCTGGTCTCATCAGAAGTCTGCAAAGCAGGTAGTGGACCGCAACGGCTTGATTAAGCGGGCGCAGGAACTCTATGCCAAGTGGAATTCTGATAAGGCCAAGACCGCAGTCGGAACGAAGATAACTGTCAAACCTATCTACTGATGTTCAACCCAAGATTTCCACATACACTCCGCGTATGGAGGACACGCAAGAACGACTTTGGAGAACCGGCTACCGATGACGAGGGTAATCCTCTCTACGAGGCCGTACCTCTTGAAAAGGTGGTAATGCGAGATAATCTGCCGGTCGTACTGTCGGATGGCAGTTTTGAGACCGAGACGGTTTACAGTCTGCCATTCGGATATAGGACCCAGGGAAAGAATACGCGAGAGGCAAATGTGGAGGTGTCGGACTACAAACTCTCTACTCCTATGTTCCTGACCTACCTTGACCCTTCCGATGTGATAGAGTTGGAGGATTACGACAGGAAATTCAGTTGCGAGGTGGTAAAGAAGACAACCTTCAATCTTGGAAGCAACATCTGGGTAAACGAAGTGAAGAACTGATGAAAAGCAAGAACGAACAGACTATCAAAAAGGCCTTTGCAATGTTTGCGGAAATCAAGCACTACTCAATGCTTGGTTTTCTCAAGAACCTCATGCCGGAGGCTGTGCAGTTCGCTCTTGACTTTCACGAAATGGGACCCGATCCCCACGTAGGTCACTTGGAAAGCGGTGACAACTACGGATGGATGATTGTTTACAACGGGCAGGTAGTCGATACGGAGGTATATACCACCGAGAACAACGAGGGCGATGTCCGTGAACAGTTGACATCCATTCTTCCTCGATTGAGAAAGACCGGCTATGTCGGAGTTGTGATGGCAGGAATGCGTTTCCCCACCTATTTCTCCGTTGACTTCGAGGAGGCAGTGATGGACGCAACCATTCAGAATACGATACAGAACTTTCACCAATACTTCAAGAAACTATGAATGCCTTTGACATAACTGCAATAGAGGATGAGGTACGCGAGATTGTAAGAAATCTTGGTGTATCATCAAAGATCTATACCAATAGACCGAAAGAGGCTGACCCTGCTACCGATTTCGTAGTAGTCAGTGTAAGTGGCACCATTGCGGACCTCAGGGCTTATGGTACTTGCATAGTGGTCGTAGACCTTTTTGCAAGAGACAACGACAGTTTCAAGAACGGAAAGAAACTCTCTGCAATGTATCAGAAGTTGGCTGACGGATTTCCTCCCTCCACTGACAATTTAATCTTCGATACCGAATGGAATATTCTCGGAGACACTCCTGATGACTTCGGATTTCACGCACGAAGAATACGAATAAGAACAACAATAAAAACTAAATAACTATGGCAGCAAAACTTGACATGACAGCATTGTCCAAACTTATGAAAGGCAATGCAAGCATCAGGATGATAGACTTTGTTGACGGAGTATATGCCAACATGGACTTCACCAATGCAGATCTCATTTTCTCTCTGAAGGATTCCCTCTCAATAGAGCAGGAGACCCCTACCGTAGAGGAGACAAAAATCACTCAGGGCGATGTGACAATCGACATCGATGTAGATGCCGGAGCAATCACATTCACCGCGAACTACCCTACCACTGCAGTAGAGGCCTTTGAGAAGTTCTTCAAGAAAGGCAAGGACACTACCCTCTCGCTGGGTGGAAAGACCTACACTGGTGCAGGATTCTTCAACACTCCGAAAGAGACAGAGAAGTCAGTGGCATTCCAGTCTCAGGACGAATCGCAGGCAATCTCATTTGCTCGTGCAAAGGTGGTTGCGGCATTCAAGAACACAGACGAAGGTCAGCCAGCATATCTTGAGCTTACCGGACGAGTTCTCACCAACCTCGCAGAGGGAGAGGGAGACTTCTTCATGGGTGTAGCCGGAGAGGCAACCGGAGAGTAATCAAACCAAATCAAGGGAGAGTGGGGGCATAGCCCCCTGCCCTTTTGTTCATTATGAATCAGGCAGACATCAAAGCAAGACAAGGACTGAATGAGGTGACGGAAGACACCCCAACGATAGTCCATATCCCTGGCACGAAGAAGAAAGTGAAACTTCGTGGAGTGAAGCCATACACATTGGAGAGAATCACGCAGTTGTGGCTTAAAAGGGATTCTATGGCTATCCCCGAGGATTCTGCGAGCACATTGAAGTCCATGTGTTCAGAGCCTTATTTCGCGGTGAAGGAGGCTTTGTATTTCGTACTTAACAGTTGGTGGAAGATAAACCTTTTTCACAAGTTCCTCACATTCTGGTGGGGAAAGGTCAAGGGATATACGGATGAGCAGATGCTCCCTATCATCCTCGAAGGTAAAAAAAAACTTCCGCTTACAGCACATTGGATGATTATGGCGTACTCAGCGGATATGAGGACGGACATGATAAAGATGACAAAGACGGAAGCCGAGCAATTCCGAGCCGAACTTCTTTCGGCAGCGAAGCGGCTTTCATCAAAGAGTTCCCCTGCTACGGAGGGACTAGGCGATTCCTCTTCGGACTGATAGAGGTTCGCAACTGGGCTTACAGGTGCGTGCTGACCTTGCCTCAGATAGAACTGATGCAGAGCGATCTTCCGCACACCTTGTACAAGCACAAATCAGATAGAAACAAGACCAAGAGTTATAGCCAATCGGAGATTGACGAAGCGACACGCCTGACTGAACTTGCAAGGCAGAAGGCGGAGGAGCGCAAGCGCAAGCGTCAGCAGGAGCACGGCTACAACCTTGACGAGATATTCAACGGGGAGGCTGACAAATAGTCTCCCATAATTGTTTACGGACATGGCAAATGTAGATAACTTGAATTTTAAGGTCATTCTTGATGATAAGGACTTCAATACGAGGGTAAAGGCCGATATTCAATTGGCCGAGAAACTGAACATTCAATTGTCGAAGCTCTTACAGGCAAAGGTCAATATCAACAAGATTTCTGCACAGGATGCGGCAAATGCAAAGCGAGCAAGTGATATTGCCGCAAAGCAGGCTATTGACCAAGAGCGAATAAGGAAGGCGGCGGAATTGGCAGCCGCGGCAGAGGAAAAGAAACGCACTCAGGCAGAAAAGACGAACAATGAAATAAGGAAAGGTGCTACTGAATCTGCTAAGGCAGCAAAGGAGCAGCAGAGAACTGCAACCGAGGCACAAAGAACCGCAGCAGCGGCCAATCAAGCGGCTATCAATGCTCAGAGATTCCGTACCGAGCAACAAAGGACTGCTACGGAAGCTCAGAGAACTGCAACCGAGGCACAAAGAACCGCAGCAGCGGCCAATCAAGCGGCTATCAATGCTCAGAGATTCCGTACCGAGCAACAAAGGACTGCTACGGAAG